ACCTGGATGAACTCATGCGCCGAGTCGCCGGAACGACCGGCGAACTCATGGGGCAAGAAACGAAAAGCGTACCGGTCGGGACGACGCTCGCGCGCATCGAGCAAGGACTGAAAGTCCAGAACTCGATCCAAATCCGCTGCCATCACGCGCAGACGAAAGAGTTGGAATTGTTGGTGCAGGCGACGGCGGACAACCTTCCTGATGCTGCGTACTGCAAAGATGTGCTCGGCATCGAGCCGGAAGCGTTTTCCGCCGATTTTGACGGGCGGGTAGACGTGCGCCCGGTTTCTAATCCGAACGCTATTACTGCCACACAACGCATGGTGATCGCGCAAGCTATTGCGGATCGCGCGGCGCAGTCGCCGGACCTTTACGACCGTCGCGAGGTGGAAAAGCGGTTGTTGGAAACCATGCGCGTCGGCGATGTGGACGCGCTGCTGCCGGATCGCGCGCAGATTCAGCGCATGGGGCCGATTGAGGAAAACATGGCTCTCACGATGATGCAGCCCGTCAGGTCGCAGCCAGATCAAGATCACGCAGCACACGTAGCCGTGCATCACGCATGGCTCTCGACGCTCACCGACCCCGCGATAAAAAAACGCGCCGAACCCGCCGCCCTCGCGCACATCGCCGAACATTATGCGTGGCTGCATCTGATCCAGATGCAGCAGGCGACGGGCATGCAATTGCCCGCCGGCCCAATGGGGCTGGGCCAGCCCTCAGACCCGCAAACCGAAAACGCGATAGCGCTCGTGGCCGCTAACGCGGTGCAGATCATGAGCCAGCAACAGGCGATGCAGCCCGCGCCCGCCGATCCCCTTACCGCTCAGGCGGCAGATAAAGCGGCGGCTGAAATCGCCCGTAAAGACGCGCTGGCGAGCGCCCAGATACAAAGAGACGACGCGCAAGCCATCGCCAGACTCAATCGGGATGTTGCGCAGCAAGAGGCGAGGCTGGTCGCTCAATTCGTGAGTGATCAATCCAAACAGACACTAGGACAAATACAGTGACATACCAAATGGTAACAGCGCAACGGATCGAGAAATTGGTATCGGCTATTCAGGCCAACTTGGATCTGGGATGGGTTTTGTATGGCGATACTCACTATTGGAATGGCCAATATTACCAAGCCATGACGAAAGATGGAGGCGGCGTTGGCCAGCAAAAAAACGAGACGGAATCTGATGATCGTTGAATTCGTCCGCAGATACCGAGCCGCGCTTGACGAGAATATCGTCAAGTTGCGAGGCATTATCGGAAACGGAAACATCGCTAATTGGGAGGAGTACAAGCGATGGACCGGGCACGTTGCCGGGTTACAAGCGGCACGCGATCTATTGGACGATGAGTGGCAGACTTTCCAGAAAGGAGACGATTAATGTTGAGCGAAAACGACGCGATCAACCCCAGGCCTACCGGGTACCGGATGCTGGTGAAACCGTACGAAATCAAGCCAGTTAGCAAGGGTGGCATCATCATCGCCGATGAATCGAAAGCCTACGCCGACGAGGCGTGCCTGGTCGCGCAAGTTGTGGCGATGGGTGACGATTGCTACAAGGCTGCCAAGTTCAATGCCCCCTGGTGCGCGGTTGGCGATTACATCATTTATAACCGGCACGTGGGCCAGCGTATAGAAATCAAGCGCGGCGATGGCGTGGAACGATACTTGATCATCAATGATGATGATGTGCGGGCGACGGTAAAAAACCCCGAGACGATCAGAATGTATTTATGACGCTTGTTTATAGGCTGCCCGATATTTTTGGGATAGCGGCTGTGGCGTTAATCGCCATCGTGTTATTGGTTGAACGAAAAAAAGTTAAAGCATAGGCAACCCTATGGAATTAGATGACGATGTAGCAGGCGATGACTTAGACCTGGCAACAGAGCTAGACTCATCGGAGAATGAATCGCTGGATAGCGAATCGCTTGAATTACCCGACGAGAAATCGACGGAAGAGCCTGACCAGAAACCGGCTAAAGCCGATGAAGATGATGACGGCTATTCGGCGCGCGTCAAAAAGCGCATCGACAAAGAGATAGGCCGCCGCAAAGCGGCCGAAGAGCGCAACGCCGCTCTCGAAGCACGCTTATCAGCGCTGAGCGCCGATGTCGAGCGGGTCAAGCAGCGCAATGCTGTGGCCGATGCCCAGGCCGCAGAGGGCACATTGCAAAGCAAGCTCGCATCGGCGCGGCAGCGGTTATTGCAGGCGAAGCAGGACCAGGATTTTGAAGCGGAGATGGACGCGCAAGACGCGCCGGACGATCTGAAAGCGCAGGCGCGCGAACTGAAAGCAGCGCGCGAAGAGTGGGCGGCTCGCAAGAGCGATGGCGATACGCCACGCCAACAGCCGGACCTGCCTGAGGGGGCGCGGGACTGGCTGGCGCACAACGCATGGTATTTGTCCGGCGAGCAGAAACATGCGAGAGCCGCGCGGCTGGCGGCAGAAATTGACGCCGCGCTCCATGAAGAAGGGTTTAGCGCGGCCGACCCAAAACGCTATGCCGAACTCAACAGGCGGTTGCGGGCGGCCTTGCCGGCATCGGCTTTCGTGCGCGATAGCGCGGGCGCGAAAACCGTCGAACGGAAACGGGACGGAGGGCCGCCGACCGGAGCGAGCAGCGCCGACGCGGGCGCGCGACCGGCGGGCGTCAGGCGGCAATTCACGGCGGCGGACCTGAAAGAAATGCAGTCCTATCAAATCAAAGACACACCAGAGAACAGGAAATTATGGCTACTAAATCATCCGACGTTATAGACGTTATAGAAATAGACGTTATAGAAGAGCGATTAACGCGCGAGCAGGTCAGTCATGCGGCGCTCGATGTGGCGGCGCAAGTCGAGGACGAATGGGAGCCGACGCTGTTCACGAAAGCGCCGCCCCCGCGCGATGGTATGGAGCAACGGTGGGTCAGGCATCGGTCCGGCGGGGTAGACGATATCTCGAACGTGCTGCGCCGCAGGCAGCAGGGTTGGGAAATCCGTTACGCCGACACGCTGCCCGCCGGCTATCTGTCCATGACGGCCAACTGGCAAGACCTGACAGGGATCATCCAGAACCAGGACTGCATCCTCATGGAACGGAGGATCGATCGCGGCGACAAGATGCGCATGTCTATCGCCAAGCAGACCGACCGCCTCGGCGCGGCGGTCAAGAATCACATCGCCAACAACATGCCCGCGCAACCGGGCACGAATGGCGGGGAGATCGAATCGCTCGACCTGAGAGTCACCTCCGGCCACCGCCGGGCAACGGCTTTCGCCGACTAGTTTTTTTATCAAAAACCGCCGTGACGGCGGATTGGAGCAACATACATGCCTAACGTAAACGCGCCGCGCGGCCTGGTCCCGCTGCGGAAGCTGGGCGGCGGAACGATCTCGCAAACCGCCTACAGCATCGACCCCACCTACGCGACCGCCATCTTTAAGGGCGATGCCGTCTCCGGCACCGGCACCGGCAGGAACATTGCAAAATCGGCGGCGGGCGCAACTGCAAACTGCGGCGTCTTTGTCGGCTGCTCTTACACCGACGCGACCGGAAAGCCGGCGTGGTCTAAACACTGGCCCGGTATCGCGGACGGCAAGAAAGATATCGTGGCCCATGTCGTTGATGACCCCGATGTGATTTTCGAGATACAGGCCGACAGTTGCGCCGCCGCCGAAGTCGGCTTGATGTGTGACTGGAACACCGGCACCGGCAACACCGCAAGCGGCCTCAGCGGCGCTTACGCCGTGCTGGGTGGAACCGTGGCCGTGGCGGGCGGAAGCCTGAAAGTGCTTGGCTTGGTAAACCGCCCCGACAACGAGTACGGCGCTTACGCCAAAATCGAAGTGTTGCTGATCGAGCATGTTAATCGCGGCGTGATCGCCGGCGTCGGAGGGGTGTAATTATGGCGATGAATCGCGCTTCGTTTCCCAAGTCCTTGGAGTCTGGGCTGAACGCCGTCTGGATGGCGAGCGAGAAGATGTACCCGAAAGACTGGCCCAAGATTTTCGATGCCAAAAACAGCACCAAACCCTTCGAGGAGCAGGTTTTGCGCGCTGGGCTGGGCATCGCACCCCTCAAGGCGGAAGGGCAGGCGATCAGCGAAGACGAGGGCGGAGAGTTCTGGTCGTCCCGCTTCGTTCACGTGACCGCCGCGCTCAAGTTCGCGCTGACGCAAGAAGCGCTGGAGGACAATCTCTACAAGGATTTGGGGGCGACCTACACGACCGAACTCATGCGGGCGATGAACGAGACGGAAGAGGTGTTGTCCGCCAACGTCTTCAATAACGCCTTCACCGCCAACGGCGGCGACGGCGTGCCGCTGATTTCGACCGCGCACCCGCTCTGGGGCGGCGGCACGTACAGCAACAAGCTCGCCACGCCCGCCGATCTGGCCGAGTCGTCTATCGAAGATATGCTGGTCATGATCCGCACGGCGGTCAATGATCGCGGTCTGCCGATTGCGCTGAACCCGACGCAACTGATCCACGGTCCCAGCAACGTGTTCAACGCCGTGCGCCTACTGCGCTCCGTCCAGCGCGTCGGGACCGGCAACAACGACATCAACGCGATCAAGTCGCTAGGCGTGTTCAACGCCGAACCGGTGACGCTGCGCCGCCTGACTGATACCGATGCGTGGTTCATCCAGACCGATGCGCCGATGGGGTTCCAGTTCTTCACCCGCAAAGCGCTGGAAAAAGGCGGGCAAGAGGACTTCAACACCGGAAACTTCGAGTACAAAGCCCGCAAGCGGTTCAGCGTCGGGGCGACCAACCCGCGAGCGGCGTTCGCCAGCGAAGGCAATTGACCGCGCATGATCGCGCTGCTCTCTCTGGTTGAGGCTATCCGGTTCCGCTTGCACGATTTTGGAGGCGACCGAGGCGATCCGTCAGCCGGCTATTACGCGCGTTGGCAGGAAGACGACTCGCCGTGTCTGTGGAAAAACAGGGAGATCGTTCATTACATCCGGCTCGGCCTGCAAGACATCGCGGGCCGCTCGCCGTGGCGCGAGGAAGGCGCGACCGCCGATGTGCTAGGCGACGATACCCGGATTGCTGTCATGGCCGGATCGCCGGAAGTCGAAACGGGACCTTATAGCGATCAAGTTGAGCATGTGCGCTTGGTGTCGAGCGGGCGTTTGCTCGAAAAGACCGAAACCGGGCGGATGGACGCCGCTTTTGCTGGCACATGGACGACTCAGGTAGGCACGCCTACGCACTACCTGGAGCCTCGCCGTGGCCTAATTCGGCTTTATCCGATTCCTGTTATAGACGATGAAATCAGGCTGCGCGTGCATCGGCGTGCATGGGATGAGTTCGCGTGGGAAGACGTGCAAAGCGAACGTCAACCCTCGTTGCTGTTGTGCGATGTGCCGGACGCGCTAGAGGCGGCGATCATAGAAGCGGCCTGCCGGGAAGCGTATTTGAAGCGCGACGCCGACACGTACAGCGCGCAATCCTCGCAATTGTGCGAGGCGCGTTTGACCGCGATGGTCGGCCCTCCTATTTCTTGGAGACACCGTGAGGCGCGGCGACACAACGCGAATTTGCCGGTCGCTATTCGCGGACATAGCTATCACCGTGCAGGTTCGCGTTGGCACCGGGTTGAGGAGATGGATTGATGTACGATCAAACCGGCTACGGCATTCCAGTAGACCCCGCACTCTACCGCCGCGCGATGGCAGGCCCAGGGATCGGGGCGCGCCTCGACAGCGGGCTACGGTCTTTATTCGGCGGCGCGAGCCCGGTCACAAGCCCGGCCTACGGCGTCGGCGCGATGCCCTCGCCCTCGCCGCTGGCGGCACTCCGGCCCGACATGCCGGAGCGGTTGCGGTTGCGCTCGCCGCTGGTAGCGATCAAGCCTCAGGCTCCGCAAGCGCCATTAGCCCCGCAAACGCTAACCTCGATGCTGCCCGTTCCCTCCTCGCCTACGGCACTCACCGCCCAATCTGGCGGACTGGCGTCGTTCTCCGGCCGTCCTGCTACCACGCCGGGCGCGCTGGGTTACGCCGACAAAGCCGAAACGGCGGGCATGAGCCAGCAGCAGGCCACGGCCTACAACGTCGCCGGCATCGAATCCCAAATCAACGCGCTGCGCCAGTTGCGGGAAGCGCGCAACCCCGGCGTTAACGGGCAAGGCAACGGCACCGGCCAAATCGACATGCAGGACTTGGCGCGGCAGGCCAACCCGTTCTATCAGCCCGGCCAGAACTACGGCGACGAGGTGTTGGACCGCGACCGCTACATGAGGCAATTCGCCGACACCCGGCGCGGCCAAGCCCAGCGCCAGCAGGCGGAAATGGGGCTGGCCGAACTCAGCAACGCCCGCCTGCAAAACCTGCTGGGGGCCTCCGTCAAGCAGCAGCAGGGACAGCAGGACTTGCAAGGGACGCTGGCGGGGGTCCGGCAGAAAGCGTTGGCCGACCAGCGGGATTACGCGCTGGGACAACAAAAGATCGGCGTCGATCAAAACCGGCTGCAATTCGAGATTGACCGCGCGGGCATAACCGACGCCGCAAAGCAGCAGCTCGATAGCGCCGCGATCCTGCGGGATACAGCGGCGGCCGGGAAAGCGGCGCAAGAGCGACAGGGGATGCTCATCGAGCAAGGTTTGCTGGACGCCTTGCAAAAAGAAAACGACCCCGCGAAACGCGACCAGCTATTGCAAGTGCTGCTGGCCGCGCGCGGGCGGCAGTTCGACCCGGCTTGGACCTTGGCGCAATGACCGATTCTGACCCGAACAGCGGCCGCTCGAACAATCGTTACTACGATGCGCAAATCTCGCGGCTCGCCGAAGACATCACCGCGCTGCGGATCGCCACGGCGGCGGAAGGCGCGCGAGCGCTCGAAAAGTTCAGGGGCTACGACCAGCAGTTCGCGGACGTGAAAGCGCAGATCGAAGGGATGCAGGGCTATGTTGACGGAAAATTCATGCGGCTGGAAACGCTGATCATCGGCCTTCAGGAGGCGATCAACAGCCACATGAACGCCGACAACCAAAAAGCTAACGCCGTGTTACGCAAGGTGAATTGGGTTATGTGGTGGCTGTTGGTCGGCGTTGTCATGATCGTGCTGGACGTTGCGAACATTGTAGACGGCCGCAGTTTGTTCGATTTATTGACCAAGATTTTTTAACGAGAGGATTGTAAACAATGAAGTTTTTTGGAAATTTGTGCCGCGTCTGCGCGCTGTCTGCTATTTTGGTCAGTTCGGCTTTTTCCGCCTCGCTCACCAATTCCGCCGAAAATTCGTTGACGGATTGGTACCTTCGTGGCCAGACCTATACCCCTCCGGCCACCACTTATATCGCTCTGTACACCGTATGCCCCACCGATAGCACGGCAGGGACCGAAGTGACGGGCGGCTCTTACGCCCGCGTCGCCATCGCGAGTTCGCTCGCCAACTGGGCGGGCACCCAAGGTGCGGGGACGACCGTCGCCAGTTCCGGCACGGGCGGCACCACCAGCAACAACGGTGCGATCACCTTCCCGGCGGCGACCGCCGATTGGGGAACCGTCAACTGTTTCGGCGTCACCACCGCCAACGCTGCCGGCACGCTGCTGATTTACGCCGCTCTCACGTCTCCCCGCAATATCACGAACGGATCGACCGCCAGTTTTGCGGCTGGCGCGCTGACCTTCCAAATTGACGACTAAGGGGGAAGCTATGCGCGCAACGCTTGCGATTCTTGTAGCCCTTATGCTGAGCGTGTCCGCCCAAGCGGGCACCTTCGGCGGCAATCCCTCCAGTGGCGGCATGGCGACCGCCACCCTCGCCGACGCCTCTAACCCCGTCGAAATGGCGCTTGCGCCCGAATACACGCGGCTGGTCATGACCCGCCAGCGCATGACCCGGATGTTGAAGTATCTCGCGCTGTCGCCGACACAAGACGCCGGCGCGCTTCAACGGGCTGTGTACGCTGGGGTCGCCGTGCAGCAGTACGCCGACGAGGCCCGAACCGCTCTCGACCAGGCCGCGAAACGGAAAGCGTTGGACATGGAGTTTCTGACGTTCATGCAAACTGCCCGCGCTGCGCTTGATCGCGCCGACGCCGCCTACCGCGCGGCAAAAGGAGAATAACCGTGACGACCCATCAAGCGCTGCTGTTGCTGTTCGCCCTCAAGAACGCGGTGCAAACCGCGTTCGACAAGCGCGAGAAAACCGTAGACGTGGTGGCTGTGCTGCAAGCGGCCGACGACGCCGCACGCGACGAGCTACAAGCCGCCATCGAGGCGGCACAAGCGGCCATCGGGCCGGGCAAAGCCGCTGACGTGGCCGAGTAACGGCCGATGGCTATCGCGCACGCCATCGCGGATCGCGCCCGCCAACAGACCACGACGACAGGAACGGGAACGCTGTCGCTCGGCACCGTACCGAGCGGCGCGCGCGGCATCGTGGCGAGCGTGGGTACCGGAAAAACCGTCCGCTACCACATCTATGCATCAGATGGGACGTGGGAATCGGGCGAAGGGGTCGCGGCGGCGGGAACGCCGGACACGCTCTCTCGCGTGACGGTGTTCGCCAACTCGGCGGGCACGACCGCCAAAATAACGCTACCGACCGGCACGCATACTGTTGATGTCACGCTTGAATCGCGCTCCGTCAACGAGATGACGCCGCGCTCGCTGAGCCTTGGCAATGGTCTGACGTTTTCCGCTGGCGTGCTGACGATCGATTGCATGTACTCGACCGATGTGTTTTTCGTCTACACGCTCAGCGCGAACGTTACATCGGTTACGATCGTCAACGCGCCTGAGCGTTGCACGGTTCACGGGAAGATCACGCAGCCTGGAGCCGGCGGACCGTACACGCTCCCACAAAGTGCTTGGCCCAACGGGACCGTGCTCGAAACGGCCTACTACCTCAATACCGACACGATCCCAACGCGGTTCTGGTGGACGACAACCGATGGCGGGACCACCGCCACGCTCGAATGCAACGCGCCGTTTTCCATCACTAGAGCGCCGGCCATCAGCGCCGGCGCGATCACGGTGGACG